ATGTACGCCACTGTGATTCGATATCGAGACTGGGTCATTACGGCTCATGCACGTCAGCTCGCCATGGACCCTGCTGAAAAACTGGCTTACACAGGTATCGCATTTATCGAAAAATTCGAGCTGAAAATTGATCTCACCCAAGAGGCGGCAAGCCGGAGCCTTCGTCGCAAGGCCTATTATGCGGAGGGTACGTTCGAGCATCCGTCGGAAGCAAAAAACGCCGCCGTTAGCGCGGCGAAGATAGCAGTGGACGCGTTGCTCGATTGATGCCTTCATTTGCTCACTTGCGCGAAGTAGCGCTACATGCGTGCATATAGCGTGCAGGCGCCCGCGATGATGTTCGGCTCGCGCCTGCGGTGGCGGATCTGCTCGGCAAGGAGTACGAATGAAGTTCAATGTCACAGAGCGATACCGGCCCGAAACCTACGGGCTGTAGGTTTTGCCTTTTGTGCCCGCTTCGTGGGCGATTCCGGCGTTGCGCCGATTTTGCCACCAACTTTAAGTCGTTCGCAAATTCTAAATACGAGAATTTCACGTATTTAGTGCGACCTCAGTCGGCCGAAGCTGAGCCAACCTGGCCGCTTCCGCGCACAAGGTGTTTTCCAAAATGGTTCGACATCTGCGCGAAGGTTTGCGTATTCTTGGCGTTTCAATCAGTGGCTCTGCGTCCATAACACTACAGGAATGGTCCTACATATTTTATTTCTTTACTCCGATACCGTTCAGATTCAATCTCATTGATGATTTGCTTACTCCTGCATCTGACTGGCAGATGCGAGGAAACTGGAGATCAAAAATGACAAATTCCATCCAAGTTAGCACACATTTTGAGAGCCTCATCAACGCGTGCAACGAGTGCGCCCTGGCCTGTGAACGCTGTGCGAGTGCATGCCTTCAAGAAGAAGACGTGAAGATGATGACGTCGTGCATTGGATTAGATATCGACTGCGCTCAATTTTGCCGGCTCGCGGTAAGCTACTTCGCCCGAGGTAGCTCCATGGCGCCGTTAATTTCGCTTTCCTGCGCTGAGGTATGCAAGGCATGCGCTTACGAGTGCTCGAAGCACTCGCACCTACATTGCAAAGATTGCGCCGAAGCATGCCGCCGATGTGTCGAAGAATTGAGCAAAATAACGGACTGATGTCTATTTCGGTGGGGGAGCGACTTCGCTCCTGATAGATGATCTTCTTTCGACCTGCACGAGGCGCGGAAGCTGGCCACTGATGATGTCCAGCCCGTAAGGGGAAAAAACGTGCTCGAATAGGATGGAGTCTTCTTCCCAGCCGCAGCAAACGCCGCCTGGTGGAGCCTGATCGGATGGAAAAACGGGATAACCTTCATCTATCGAGATGACCCACATCACAGGGCCACCGCACTTTTGGCGCACCAGCTGCCCTTCGGCAAACGAACGCAAAATATCCATGACGCATTTCATCCTCGGCCTCGCGAGCCTTAAAAGTTTGAAGATTGCGCGGACACCTCTTCGTGCACCCGTCTTTATCCCGATGGAAAAATTTTATCGCAAAATATTCGCTTTAACAAATTAGTTTTTTTGATAATAAAATGCGAGTTTCACTTTTCGATACTTTGCTTACAATTTAAGTACGACCAATTTCTAATCTCGCACGTATATATGGTAGTGCGCATCCGCGCATTCACACGTGGAGATAAAGATGTCCGATCGAGCCAGGCGTCGGCGGCGGGCCGACAAAAAAGTGTACGCGTTAGACCGAATGAACAAGGCGATCGAGCGCTTGTTGTCGGGTGGCGAGATTGGCTCAATGCGCACCGTCCGGTGGATCGTGAGGTGGGGGCTGATCACTGGCGCTACGCCGCCGGCCAAGTTGAAGCTTCGTGAAAGGAAATCGACGTAGCAAAGTTTTTCCATGCCAGCGCAGGTGTGAGCAGTTTTCCGCGCACCTCGGCGTCAAGCACGCCGCTGGATGCCGTCCAGAATATGGACGCCAGGACATACCGGGATTTCCCCGGTTTGCCGACGGCGACTATGTGGCCGGGCGCAGCGGTATTCCCCGAGAATGGGGAAAACCCTGCCGGCCGCCGGCCGCCGACCGCCCTGGGCCCCACCCGACGATATTCGTCGCCTTGGTCCCGCCGATGGTTACTCGGAAAGCGTGCACGCGAAGAAGATGGCGGGGAAGACAATGGAGGCTCATTAATAAATCAGGAGCATCGCATGCCTAACCACCACGACCGCACTGCCACTCGCCACTTTTGCTTCGACGTCGCCGGCGCCGCGCACGAGTATTTCCGACTGCGCGTTTTCACATCGAGCGCCGTGCAGGGCCGATCCGTGCTGGCGAAGTCGCTGGGCGGGGCAGCGCTGCGCGAGATGCGCCGCCTGGCCGCCATTGACCAGCCTGACGGAATTCGTACGACTGCCTGACCTGCTCACCCAGAAGAGGGCGCAGATTATGCATCCCCTTTTGCAGCAAGCTCCCCCTAAAGGGTGACCTTCCGAATTGTGTATTCCGATAACATTGATATTTAGTTATACATTTTTATGCAACACTGTTAGAATCCGCCCCGGACGAAAACGCTTGACGTTATACCGGTCGCTGGCCTATTCTAAAAAGGTCCCGAGAAAAAGGGGCACGGGTTTGGCGACTCGGAATACACCGGCGGACGACCGCCACCAGGCGGCTTTTTTTCGTCCATACACCATGACCTTCTCCATGAGCGGCAGTGGTGGGGATACCTTCGGGTATGCCGGTTTCCGTGTGTACCGGTTCGCCAACCCCGCCATTTGCTGCTCACCCCGTTTGGCGACGGGATGTGCGGTTTAACACCACACCGGAGGCCACCCATGGTCAATAGCATGCCCACGCCGAGCGCAGTCAGCGCAGACAATTCCTCGCAATCCGCAGTCCAAGACGACACCGAAGCTCAACCGCCGATATGCGACCTTTTCGCCGCCGACGGCCGCCAGCTCTGGTGGGCTACATCGGTGCCCGACGCCCACCGCCTGATCGAAATGCGCCAGGCCGATCCCGCGCAGTTTCCTGCGTGGCAGGGCAATATCGAGATCCGCATGTGGCCGCCGGCGCCACCGAAACCAGCGAAGTCCGAAGTCCCGTTCGAGCTGCTCGGCTACGGCGCCGAGATCCCGCCGCCTGCAGACGGCTCGCCGATGCAGTTCATCTTCCACGGCACCACGCTGGGCCTGGGCCTTGGGACTGACGAGATCGTCGTCCTGTACGAAGATCAATTTTTGTATTTCGACGTTGAATTGGCGCTGTTCCACGTTGACCGGTTCACCCAGGGCCGCGCTCACCTGGCGCGCCTGCTCGGGTTCCATTTCAGCGTCGTTCTGGAGCGCGATGCCGGTTGAACTGGTGGCCATGATTTTCATGGTCAACCTGGGCGCACGGCCCTGGCCTGAATTGCTACCACAGCTTCTGGCGCTCACACACCACGCGTACCAACTACGCTACGCAAGCTCCGTGGTGTGGATAACATCATTTACCGGTGTTAATCTAGCATAACGCAATAAAAAAACCCACAAAAAGGGAGTAGGAAATGTCGGCGAACGATGCAAAGCAATTTGAAAACGATCCTAAGTTGATCGCGATGAGCGGCGAGTATCTCTCGTCTGTCAGCCGTATGGCAAACGCGTGCACTGCGCGGCCTTCTATCAATGGGCGGAGGTATCAAATCACTGAGTTCGACATAGACGAGCACGAAGACGGTGTGCAGCGTCTAGCGGCTGCAAGTCGTGACATGTTCGCGTTGTTAAAAAATTGTCACCCGCCGGTCTGGTTAGAATTTTGGCTTGGCTGTGAGTTGTGGACCGCGACCGAGGCTTTGCCGCTCCTGTGTGGTTTCTGTAGAAAGCTGCGACATGTCGATGGTGGGTCGCACCCGGGGCCGTTCATGCGTCTAGATGGTTTAGAACCCTACGACCCTTTGGCTATGATGATGCTCCCGAAGGGCGCTGTTGCTGCTGTGAAGGAAAAATTTGAGCGCGAATTGGCTCAACTCACGCAGTGGTGGACAAGTAGCAGTAACGGGGAGGGGCGCTTTCCTTTATCGAAATTCGTGACGTGGGCTCAGGATAAGGGCTTCATCGTCGAGTGGCTCGATTGGGCAGAGAGAGAAGGTTATATGACCGCCGTTGCTGAACCCAAGCAGGTGGATGACGAGTTGGCGGGAAAAACCAAAACCGCGCTCCTTAATATCATAGGGGCGTTAAGTACAGAACTGTGGAAGGCAAAATTCCACGGCGAGGAGAAGATTGTCGCGGAGCGGATTTATGAGGCGCTAGAGGTTTATAAAGGATACCCGGGGCTGAGCGAGAGGAATTTAAAAACGTGGATTCCAACCGGGATTAAACAGGTCCAAAGTAGGTAATGCAAATGCACCCAAATAGGGTGCATTTGCATTTTAGGTTAAAGATTAATAATGGAAGATACCTCCATCGACCGAAACGTCAACAAATGGAGAGTATCGTGACCGTTCAAATCCTTCGCCGCAAGCAGCTTGAATCCCGCCTTGGCCTTAAGTCTTCGGCCATCTACAAGCACATCGAGGACAAGGTCCTCCCGCCTGGCATTCACATCGGCCCCCGCGCTGTCGGCTGGCCATCCAATGAAGTTGACACCCTGATCGCTGCACGCGTATCCGGAAAATCCGAGAGTCAAATGCGCGAGCTGGTCGCCAAGCTCGTCGCCGCCCGCCAGCACGCCGCTTAAGGGCACCTGCCGATGAATACCTCAAACGCCGCCGGGCAACCGGCCGGCGCGGGAATCCTGCGCCCTAAATTTCTTCCGATCACGCCTGTGCTGTCGTCACCGATGACTGTGTTCCTGCGCCTGCGCCGCATGGCACGCGCCGCGCATCGCATCCAAGCTGAATACCATGTCGACCGGCGCCGTGCCCAGCGATTCCGCAGCCAGCTCGCCGCCGGCCATTTCAACGCGCATCGCATCGCTCAGCTGGATGCCTATATCGGCGACATAGACGCTGAACTGAAAATCGTTCGCGACCATATGCGCGACCTAGGCGGCGCCCTGATAGACGTCGCTCCGGAAATCGACGCGATCACCACGCTGTCGCAGCGCCTGGACCTGTTGGGCTGCAATATCACCGACCGCTCCGATATCGACGAGCCGAACCCTGGCATTGTCCTGTTGATGGCTGCTTACTGTCTCGAGGACTCCGCCGAGCACCGCGCCGACGAATTCAATGACCGCCCGCTGCACGCCTGCGTCAACGCCGAGATCCACCACAAGATGTTTTCCACGCCAGAGGGCAGGGCGGCGACGCGCCCGATCTTCGACGCGCTGTTCGCGCCGTGCGGCTTGTTCGAGGGCGTGCCGAAATATTTTCAGCAGCCTGACGGGACGATGCTGCGCCAGGCGCCGGCACTGACCGTGCACGACGCGGCCGGCTCGCGCGTGGTCGAAAGGAAGCCATCGTGAAATTCCTGCTCAAGCGCGCAATCATGACGCTTTATCTGCGCGGCCTGATTTCCGGCGCCACCGTCACCCGCGCGTTCGCGCGCTTTGATCTGTGGAGCGCGTGAGCATGCTCGACCTCGAAATTGACGCCGAGCTTCAGGCCTGGATTGATCCGCTGTCGCCGGAGGAGTTCGCGCTGCTTGAGGCTAGTATCCTGGCCGAGGGCTGCCGTGACCCGCTGGTGGTGTGGGGCGGCTACCTGCTGGATGGGCACAACCGCTATGCGATCTGCCAGAAGCACGGCATTGCCTTCCAGACGTTCGAGAAGTCGGGCCTGCGCACGAAGAGCGACGTCAAGATCTGGATGATCGAGAACCAGCTGGGCAAGCGCAACGCGACCGATTTCGCGCGTACGGCCTTGGCGCTGAAACTGAAGCCACTGCTGGAACAGCGCGCGCGCGAGCGCCAAGCCACGTCGACTGGCGGCCTGGCACCCCAGCTTCGTCCGAATTCAGACGAAGCTGGGGTGCGGACAGATGACGCTGTGGCGAAACTGGCCGGCGTCGGCCGCGACACCGTCCGCAAGGTCGAAAAAATCATTGAGAAGGCCTCGGCCGAAGTCGTCGCTCAGGTGAGGTCGGGCGAGCTCTCGATCAACGCCGCCGCAAAAACTGTGACCCCTGCAAAGCCTGCCGCGGCGCCGGCCGTCGACATCGCGGCCGCACCGCCGGCCACGCCAGCGCCTGCAGCAGATCCACCGCCGGTGGAAGTTGAGCACGAACACGTGGGACCGTCCGATGAAGAGGTCGCCGCGGCGCTGAAAGCCGACGCCGACCAAGCGCAGTACATCCGCGACCTGCTGGAGCGCGCGGAGGACCCGCTGACGGTCGCGCTGACCGACGTCGACACGATGCGCCGCATGAATGCGGTGCTGGAGTCGCGCAACGCCGGTTTGCAGAACACCGTCAACGAGCAGATCCGCGTCATCAACGCACAGCGCAAGAAGCTGGAAAAGCTGGAGCGTGCATCGTGATCGGCCCGTTGTTCGACTCGGCGCCCAGCTACGAGACCAGCACCTTCCCGGCGCCGCGCGCGTTCCAGGCCAGCGCACACGATGCGCTGCGCGAAGGCCGGCGCGCCGGGCACAAGAATCAGCTGATCATGGCGCCTACCGGCGCCGGCAAGACCTACCTGGGCCTGCGCGTGGCGCACGAGGCGTTGCTCAAGGGCCGCCGCGTGGTGTTCGTCTGCGACCGCACCACGTTGATCAACCAGACCAGCGCGGCCGCCGATCAATACGGCCTGTCCGCGCATGGCGTTATTCAGGCGGCGCACTGGCGCTTTCGCCCCGAACTGCCGATGCAGATCGCGAGCGCGCAAACCCTCAAAAATCGCGGCTGGCCCAAGGCAGACGTGATCGTGATCGACGAGGCGCACACGCAGCTCAGCGTCTGGACCGACTATATCCAGACCTGCAGCGCGTCCGTGGTGGGCCTGTCCGCTACACCGTTTTCGGCCGGCCTGGGCAAGCTGTTCTCGAACCTGATCAACGCCACCACGATGGACGAGCTGACCAAGTCGGGCGTGCTCGTGCCGATGCGCGTCTACAGCTGCACGAAGCCGAACATGGACGGCGCGTCGACGGCCGGCGGCGAGTGGACCGACAAGGCGGCCGAGCAGCGCGGGATGGAAGTGATCGGCGACGTGGTGGTCGAGTGGATGCGCTACGCCGAAAACCGCAAAACAATTGCCTTCGGCGCCACCATCGCGCACTGCGAGGAGATTTGCCGCCAGTTCAACGAGGCCGGCATCATGGCCGCCGTGTTCACATCGAAGACCGACACCTTCGAGCGCGAGCAGCTGCTGGCCGAGTACCGCAAGATCGATTCCGCGCTCAAGGTTTTGGTATCGGTCGAGGCGTTGGCGAAAGGCTTCGACGTGCCGACGGTCGGCTGCGTGATCGACTGCCGGCCGCTGCGCAAGTCGCTTAGCACTGCGATCCAGATGTGGGGCAGGGGGCTGCGCGCGTCGCCGGAGACCGGAAAGGTCGACTGCATCCTGCTGGACCACAGCGGCAATATTCTGCGCTTCATGGAGGATTTCAGCCGGATCTACTTCGACGGCCTGCACACGCTCGACGACGGCCAGAAGCTGGACAAAGAGGTCCGCGTCGACAACAAGGAATACGAGGCCAAAGGCTGCCCGGCCTGCAGCTTCAAACCGTTCGCGCGGCGCTGCATCGCCTGCGGCCACGAATACGTGGCGCCGTCGCAGGTCCAGGTCGAAGTCGGCGAAATGCGCGAGGTCATGCTGGGCAAGAACAAGGTAGCGGAAGACCGCCATCACCTGTGGCTCCAGCTGTGCGCCTACGCCGCCGGCAAGAGTGCGCCGGACAAGCAGCGCGGCCGTGCCGCCAGCCTCTTCAAAGACATGGTCGGCGAGTGGCCGCCCAACGATTTCAAATTCGACGTGGCAGCAAACATGCCCGTCCACCCTAAAGTCATGAGCAAGATTAAAACGAAAAATATCGCCTTCGCGAAACGGAAGGCATCGGCATGAGCATGGATAAAGCTGCCGCCGCCCTGTCGTTTATCCCAGCGCACGAGCGCGAAACCTGGGTGCGCATGGCCATGGCCGTCAAGGCCGAGTTCTTCGAGGACGGCTTCGAGATCTGGGACGCCTGGAGTCAGACGGCCGATTCCTACGACGCGCGCGCGGCCAAGTCCGTTTGGCGTAGCGTCGGCGCCGCCGGCAAGGTCGGCATCGGCACGCTGTACCACGAGGCCAAAAGCCGCGGCTGGCGCGACGACACCGTGTCGCGCGGGCCGCTGACGCCAAGCGAGATCGAGGAGCGCCGACGCCTGCGCGCGGCGCGCGACGCAGCGACAGCGGCAGAGGAGGCCCGCAAAGAGAGGGGATACCGCCAAGCTGCTGCGCGCGCGCAGGCGCTGGTCGACCGCTGCATCGTCAAGCGCAGCAATTACCTGTCTGGCAAGGGCTTGCCCGACGTGTTGGCGCTGGACGCAGACGGCGTGCTGGTGGTGCCGATGCGCGACGTCGAGACGAACGAGCTGCGCGGCGTGCAGACGATCGAATGGTTGGCCGGCCCGCGCGAATGGGAAAAGAAGATGGCCTTCGGCATGCGCGCCAAGGGCGCCGTGCTCTGGCTGGGCAGCAAGCGGGCCAGGGAGACGTTTTTGTGCGAGGGGTATGCCACAGGACTGTCCATCGAGCTCGCGCTGCGCAGGCTGCGCCTGAACGCCGCCGTGGTGGTGTGCTTCAGCGCCGGCAACCTGGCGCACGTGGCGTCGCTGATCGCCGGCAAGCGCTTCGTCGTCGCCGATCACGACAAGAGCGGCGCCGGCGAGGCTGCAGCGCGCGCGGCGGGCCTGCCTTACTGCATGTCGCCGGTGCTGGGCGAGGACGCGAACGACCTTCACGTGCGCGCCGGGATGACCGCGCTGGCCAGCGTGCTGATGCGCGTGCGCACTCCCGGGGGTGCCGTGGGCTGAGCAAGTCGGCAATGAACAGCGCGCCGGTCGGGAAACAACAGCGGCGCGTGGGGAGTGCTCCTACTGTGGGAAAGATTCTGAAACAGGGGCAGATGGCGGCGAAGTAAGCACCATCGAATCGAAAGGCTTGCGAGTCACAACAACGGCGACGGTGATGTGTAAAGGCTCAGCTCAGGAGGGCTGAGTCTTTCCGAGCTCAGGTGATGTATGAGAACAGCAGTAGACGGTAGCAATGATAGAGGGATAGGCAGCGATTCAGCTGCAAGGCCTTTGCCAGAGAAAATTGAGAAACGACTGATGGAGTTACTGCAGATGAATGAATTCGACATCAACGAAGTGAACTGGTGCCGGGCCACGTACTGGAGTGCGCGCGCCGACTGGCACAAGACGCTCGTCGACTGCCATGCAGCGGCACTGGCCAGGCGGGCCGCATGAGAGAACCTGCCATGAATCCGATCGCGGCAGCCATCGGTGGCTTGGGCGCCAGCACCGGCCCGCGGGTGATCGGCGCCGCGTCGACGTCAGCGCGCCGGATGGCGTCGGTTGACAAAATCAAGGGAGACGACAATCAGGTTGTCACGGCTGCTCGTCAACCTGGCGTGCAGCCGTCGGCCGCCGCCTCGCAGGTCGACCGCATCACCGACCTGATCGCTGCCCAGCCAGGCATCCGCACGGCAGAGATCGCGGAAGCACTCGACATCGATGCCGATCTGGTGCGGCCTTACCTGCAGCCGCGCATCGAAAATAGCCGGATCATCGTCTACAAGGTACCAGGCCTGACCGGCCGGCTTGTGAATTCCTACAAGATCAATCCGAGGTGGACGCCGGCCGATGCCAATTTCGCTCCCGCTACTACGGTGCCGGACGAGGATGACGTCGACAATTGGCCAGCTGGGCCCGGGCGCCGCGCCAGCACGAAGGCGCCGGTGGCAAAGCGGCGCGCAGCAGCCAAGCCAGCAGCGAAGCGCTCAGTGAAGAAAGCGGTCGCCCGACCGTCCAAGAAGGCGGCATCAGCCGAAATGCCGGTGCCGGCGATCGATCCTGTCGCAGACCCGGCGGCCCCGGAGTTCTTCTGCGCAGTCTTCCACGACGGCCGCGCCGAGATCCTCGCCGGCGGCGCGCGCGTCGCGCTGACCGCAGAGCAGGCTGCCGCCGTTGCGCTGCACCTGGGCCGATTCATCGCGCCACAGCATCAATAAAAATTTGAGAATAGGGATATCACATGGAAGAGCTTTTCAAAAACACGCACGACGCGCTGATGTACGCGTTCAATTATTCATCGCAGCAGTACGCGCTCTCGCCGATGGCCAAGATGATGAAGACCGGGATCGGCAGCGGCAAGGGCCTTGTGGCGCTCGATGGCGCGGCGCAGTCGGGCATCATCCTGGCGCGCCTGGACAAGCTGCCCGTGCTGCAGCGCGCCTGTATCGTCGCCCGGTATGCGCCGCGCTTTGAGGAATGCCCGTGCTGCGCAAACAAAGACAAGATCACCGACCAGTACCGCGAGGCGATCGCCACGCTGACGGAATGGGCCATGAGCCTGCACACGGGCATGACGCTGCGGAACATGCGCGCCGCCATCATCCGCTCGTTCTTCGAGCGCGGCGTGTCGATCACGGCCGCCGCGAAGGAGCTGAACGTCGCGAAGGCAACGGCCTACGACCAGAAGGCGCGCATCCACAGGGCGCTTAAGGAACTCGACCTCAAGGCCCAGGCCGGCGCTGGCGTCTCGCTGGAGGACATGTGCGCTGATACCACCGACGAATAAAAAAGGTATTAATCCAATAATTATTTATATATATGATAATATAAAAACACCAATAACTATATGGGGAACGGTTATGTTGATGCGCATCGCGGCACTGTCGGCAGCTTTCTTTTTTTGCGTTAGTGGGGCCAAGGCGGAAGATTTCAGAATTGACTTTACTGCATCAAACTTTACGGATATTTCCACGCAATCCTCGATACCAGCACCAGAAGATCTGATCAAAGGTTCAATTGTCTATTCTGCCGCTGGCGAAGGTGTTCAATGGGACAGTATCAAAAGTGTAAATTTAACTTTCGATGGACACCGTTTTGATCTTTCTGAAATCGGGCTCTATTCCGATGAGTACATGGTAATTGTTAGCACTCCAATTCCTGGTGGATTGCGTGCCGGCAGCGGAGATGGCTTTATTTTCGAAAGCGTCTATGCTGACACTGGCTATTTCGTTTATACAGTGCCCGGCGCGAGGACAAACTGGATCAGCTCGCCCGTGGATATAAAAGTGACAGCCTTAACGCCAATTCCCGAGCCTGAGACGTATGGCATGCTGTTGGCTGGGTTGGGCCTGATCACCTTCGCGGCTCGGCGTCGCGCGAAGTAGACTTTAAATATTACGATAAACTTCTTGCCCCGGACAAACCCGTCCGGTATAGTCGCTTTTTATATACACGTCGAAATTGCGTCAAGCAGTTCGGCAGCAGAAGCCCACCACCTCGCGGTCGTGGGCTTTTTGCATTGTTCTCACACTTTCAAAGGTTGCCATGGCCATCACTTCTAATCAGGACGTTCACGAATTCACTCGCGAGGTTCCCGAGAGTGACACGCTGATCGCATTGGCATTGCTCCGGCCGGTCAAAGTTTTTCAGATCGAGCATGTTGATCATGGGTCGATGATGTGCATCGCCCACTTCGAGCATGACGGATGGCGTCACCTGTATCAAGACGGTGATGGTGCGATATCCAGGCACCTGTTCTTTTGGATCACATCGTGGAAGTCGGATGCCCCAGCAGAAGAGGTTGCGCTCAGCTACTTCCAACACCAGTTTATTTTGTCGGGGGAGTAGCCGAGGAAAGTGGTTCAGGCCCGGGAGATCCCAGGCGCCGCTCAAGTGTCTCCTGCCTGGTCCGAGCCAGGCGTTCGCCGCCAGCCGCATCACTGCGATGGCGGCTTTTTTATTTGAGGTTCGCCATGCGCAAACTGATCGCCCGCCTCCTGGCCCGCCTGTCCGCCGCGCTGAACACTGTCGAGGCCAAGGTCGAACCGGTGCTCGCGCCCATCGAGCAGGCCGTCGGCGCCGCTGTCGAATCCATCACCACCACCATCAAGGACATCACCATGGCCAAGCAGATCACCGACACCGGCAGCATCGCCCTGGCGCTCGCGCTCGTCAGCGCCGCCGGCAATCCCGTTACCGACCCCGTCACCCTGACCAGCTCCGACCCGACCATCGTCACCGCTGCATTGACCAGCGATGGCAAAGGCGTGCTGGTCACGGCTGCTGGCAAGTTGGGCACGGCCACCGTCACGGCCACGGCCGGCGCGCTGACCGCGACCTACGAGATCACCGTCGTCGTCGGCCCAGCTGCGAAGCTGACGCTGGACGAAGTAGCAGTTGCCTGATCATGCGTCCGCGCGAGATGAGCATCACCAAGCTGCGCCTGCGCGCTGGCGATACTCTGGTGGTGCAAGCGCACTGCATCCTCTCCAAGGACCAGCGCGAAGTCCTGGCCGGGTACGTGCAGTCGAAGATGCCGCCTGACGTCCGCGTGATGGTGCTGAGCAATGACGTCGACCTTTCGGTGCTTGGCGCATTCGAAGAGGTGCAACCGTGGCAGCCGGCGCCGTGGTGGCAGTTCTGGCGCCCAGCATCCGGCGCGGCAGGCGGTGCTTTTATGAGCGCGCTCGTACTGTGCGGCTTTGCTGCACTCGTTCTGCATCGCATTCACGCGGGCTGATGGCCTGGTCGAAAGAATCCCGCCAGTCCCGCGGCTACGGCGCTGCCTGGGACCGGATCCGCAAGCGCATCATGGCCCGCGACTGTGGTCTGTGCCAGCCATGCCAGCGCAAGGGGCGCGTCACCTTCGCCGTTGCGGTCGACCATATCGTGTGCAAGGCGACGGCAAAGCTGCTGCGCTGGTCGCAAGCGCGCATGGATCAAGAGAGCAACCTCCAGGCGATTTGCCAGCCCTGCCACGATGCCAAGACTGCAGAGGAACAGGGAAAGTCGGCGCCGCAGCCGAAGAAGACCGTGGGCCCGGATGGATGGCCGGTTTAGTTGCACGAAATAATTACAGGGGTGGGGCGGGCAAAAAGTGTGGCGCGTTCGCCGGGCAGGACCGGTCATTCCCACTACGTTCATAAACGTGGACAAAAAAAGTAAAAAAGGCAGCGCTTAAAAATGGCGACACGAGGCAGAAAATCAGCGGCGGCGCTTGAAACCGTCGGCATGGGCCTCGCGCCACTCGTCCGTGAGGCAAGCCGCTTGGCCGCCCCGCTGCACATGAGCGATTCCGAGCAGCTGGTGTGGGCCGAGGTCGTCAACGACCAGCCGGCCAGCGCCTTTACGCCGACGCATGCGCCACTGCTGGAACTCTACTGCCGGCACATCGTGCAGGCGCGCCTGCTGGCCGACGAGCTGATCAATTTCGACCGCTCTTGGCTGGCCGATGACGACGGATTGAAACGCTACGACCGTTTGCTGGCCATGTCCGAGCGCGAGAGCCGGGCGGCGTCATCGCTGGCGACGCGGCTACGCATCACGCGGCAGGCCGTCGAGCATCCGACCACGGTCGGCCGCACCATCGGCAATCAGAAAAAGGCACGCAAACCGTGGGAACTGGCACTCGACGAAAGAAACTGACCCGGGGCGAACGTAACATCGCCTGGATCGAAGAGCATTGTCGCATTCCCGAGGGGCGCCTGGTCGGCAAGCCCGTGAAATTGACAAGGCACCAGCGCCGCTGGATCTGCCGGATTTACGACTCGCCCACGCGCGTGTTCATCCTGTCGATGGCCCGCAAGAACGCGAAGACAGCGCTGTCTGCCTTCCTGCTGCTGCTCCACCTGTGCGGACCGGAGGCCAAGCCGAACAGCCAGCTTTACAGTGCGGCGCAATCGCGCGATCAGGCGGCGATTTTGTTCGCGCTGGCGGCTAAGGTGGTGCGCATGTCGCCCGATCTGTCCGAATATGTGGGCGTGCGTGACACGGCCAAGCAGCTGCACTGCCAGGAAATCGGCACGCTTTACCGCGCTCTCAGCGCTGACGCGGCCACGGCATACGGCCTCAGTCCCGTGTTTGTGGTGCACGACGAGCTGGGCCAGGTGAAAGGGCCGCGGTCGGAACTGTATGAGGCACTGGAAACGGCCAGCGCCGCCCAGGAATCGCCACTGTCGATCGTAATTTCGACGCAGGCGCCGACCGATGCGGACCTGCTCAGCCTGTTGATCGACGATGGCTTGACCGGCGCCGACCCGCGTATCAAGGTCGAGCTGTGCACGGCACCTCTGGACCTGGACCCATTCAGCGAGGAGGCGATCCGTGCGGCGAACCCGCATTTCGACGACTTCATGAATAAGGAAGAGGTCTTCCGGCAGGCGTCGGACGCGAAGCGCATGCCCAGCGCCGAGGCAGGCTACCGCAACCTGATTTTGAACCAGCGCGTCGAGGCGCGCAGCCCGTTTGTGACGCGCTCGGTGTGGCAGGAGAACGGCGGCGCGCCGGCGCCGTTTGAGCGCGGCGCGGAAGTGTTTGCCGGCCTGGATCTATCCAGCGTCAGCGACCTGACGGCGCTGGTGATGATCTCCGAGCAGGAGGAGAACTGGGGCGTAGAACCGACGTTCTGGCTACCGGAGGCCGGACTGGCTGAAAAATCCCGGGCCGATCGAGTTCCCTACGACTTGTGGCAGCAACAGGGCTACCTGCAGACGACGCCGGGCGCCGCGATCGAGTACGAGTTCATTGCGGCGCATCTGCGCCAGGTTTTCGATCGGTACACGGTCCGCGCCCTGGCGTTCGACCGCTACAACATGAAATTCCTGTTGCCGTGGTTGGTGCGGGCCGGTTTCAGTCCGGAAGAGCTGGCGCTGTTTGTCGAGTTCGGGCAGGGCTTCGTTTCGATGTCGCCGGCGATCCGCGAACTGGAATCGTTGCTGCTGTCGCGAAAGCTGCGACACGAGAATCATCCGGTGCTGTCGATGTGCGCTGCGAATGCGACGGTCGTCAAGGATCCGTCGGAGAACCGCAAATTCGTCAAAGGCAAGGCGACAGGCCGCATCGATGGCATGGTCGCGCTGGCCATGGCAGTAGGTGTGAGGCCGCAAGCAGAAAGCCAAGACAGCAACCTCGACGATTATCTAAACGACCGGTAACGCATGAATATTCTCCGAAAAGCTGGCGCATGGTTGCGTCAAAAAGCGTTCGCCTTGCGCGATATCACCGGCTACAGATCAGCGATCGGCGGCAACGCCGCCGGTCAGCAGATCAACGAGAAGACAGCGATGCAGCTGGCGACGGTGTGGGCATGCGTGCGGCTGATTTCGGAAACGATCTCGACCCTGCCGCTGATCATGTACCAGCGAAACGGCGAGGCGCGCAGTGTCGCGCGTGATCACCCGCTCTACGCCATTCTGCATGACTCGCCCAACGCGGACATGACGGCTGTCGAATTCTGGGAGGCAGTCATTGCGCAGCTCTGCCTGTGGGGAAATTCGTTCTGCCTCAAGACCTACGCCGGCTCCAGGCTGGTGTCACTGTATCCGCTGCGGCCCGATCTGATGACGTTACGCCGCCTGCCGAATGGCGAAGTGTTGTTCTGCTATTCGGACCCGAAAGGTTATATCGAGTACAGCGAGGATCAGATCTGGCATGTCAAAGGTTTTGGCGTTGATGGCCTGGTCGGATTATCCCCGGTCACCAACGCCCGCCTCAGTTTCGGCGCCGCGCTGGCGGCCGATAAAGCCAGCGCGACGATGTTCTCGAACGGGATGCGGCCGTCCGCGGTGCTGTCGATGAAAGCATTCATGAATCCCGAGCAGCGCGAGAAGGCAAAAGCTAAGCTGATGGACGGTCTGTTCGGCAGCTCCGAAACCGGCGGACGCATGATGCTGCTGGAAGGCGATACCACCTACGTCCCACTCAGCATCAACCCGCTGGACGCGCAAATGCTGGAAACGCGCACCTTCAATACTGAAGAACTGTGCCGCTGGTACCAGGTTCCGCCGGCGATGATCGGTCACGGCACCGCGGTGTCGAACTGGGGCACCGGGCGAGAACAGATCATGCTGGGTTTTCTGACCTTCGCGTTGCGCCCTTACCTGACACGCATCGAGCAGGGCATCAAAAAAAGCCTGATGTCGGCTGCCGACCGCACGAAATATTACGCCGAGTACAGCCTGGAAGGATTGCTGCGCGCCGACTCGGCCGCGCGTGCTGCCTTTTACGCTTCGGCGGCCCAAAACGGCTGGATGACGCACAACGAGATCCGCGCCCTAGAAAACCTGCCGCCGGTGGCCGGCGGTGACGAGCTAACTGTGCAAAGCAACATGGTCCCGCTCTCGCTACTGGGAAAAATCACCAACACCGCCCAAACGGCCAAGTCGGCAGTGCTGACGTGGCTGGGCATCGCGCCCGAGGATAAAAATGACGCATAAAAGCAAGGTGGTCGAGCACAAACAGTTTTCGTTCAAGGCCGACGCCGTGAATGAGGACGGCAGCTTTGCCGGCTACGGCTCGGTTTTCGGCAATACCGACAGCTACGGTGAGATCGTGGCTCCAGGCGCCTTTGCCGACAGTTTAAAGGCGATCGCCGCCGCCGGCGATCCGCTGCCGGCGCTGTGGCAGCACAACCCGGACGAACCGATCGGCGGCTACACGGCGCTGGCTGAGGATGCTCGTGGCCTGAAAGTCGAGGGTTTTTTGCTCAAGGACCAGATCGTGCGCGCTGGCGAGGCGTATGTGCTGATGCAGCGCCGGGTCGTCAAGGGCCTTTCGATCGGTTACTACGTGCTGGAGGACAGCTGGAACGAGAAGACCGGCATTCGCACGCTGCTCAAGCTCGAACTGGTCGAGATCAGCATCGTGACCTTCCCGGCCAACGCTGAGGCCCAGGTCGACAGCGTCAAATCCCTGCGCCACACCATCAAGGCCGGGCGCCTGCCCAGCCTTCCCGAATTTGAGGACTTCCTGCGCGAGGCAGGGTTCTCGAAATCGCAGGCCACCGCCATCGCCGGCGGCGGTCTGTCGAAACTGCTTTCCCGGAGTGAGTCCGGTGGCGACCGAAGCGAACTCCTTTCCGCGCTGCGGAATTTCACCACCACTACCAATTAAGGCAAACCCCATGAGCGACGAAATCGAAGTGAAAAAAGCGCTGGACAAGATCAGCGACCAGGTCAAAGAACAAGGCGAAAAGGCGATGGCCGAGGCCAAGAAGGCTGGCGACATGTCGGCCGAGACGAAGGGCCGCGTTGACGAGTTGCTGGTCAAGCAGGGCGAAATCCAGGCGCAGCTGCTGGAAGTGCAGCAGAAGCAGGCTCGCCGCGGCGGCGATGACGGCGATGGCCGCGCGAAATCCGTGGGCGAGCAGGTGATCGAATCGGCCGCGCTGAAAGAGCGCGTCGCCGAAGGCTGGGGCAAGTCCAGCAAGATGACGGTGAGCCTGAAAGCCATCACCAGCCTGTCTGGCAGTGCCGGCCAGGGCATCGCGCCCGACCGGCTGGCGGGCGTGCAGCTGGCTCCGCAGCGTCGCATGACAGTTCGTGACCTGCTCTCGCCGGGCACCACCGGATCGGCCCTGATCCAGTATTTGCAGGAAACCGGGTTCGACAACAACGCGGCGACGACCGCCGAAGGCGCGCGCAAGCCCGAATCGAGCATCACCTTCGCGCTGAAAAACGCATCGGTGGTCAAGATTCCGCACTTCATCAAGGCATCCAGCGAGATCCTGGCGGATTTCCCCGCGCTGCAGTCGATCATCGATGAGAAGCTGCGCTACGGCCTGATGCTGGTCGAGGAAGCGCAGCTGTTGAAAGGTTCGGGCGTCGGCAACAACCTGAATGGCGTCTACACGCAGGCGACCGCCTACGCCGCGCCGATCCCGGTCGCCAACGCGACGCGCATCGACGTGCTGCGCCTGGCACTGCTGCAGGCCGAGTTGGCCGAATATCCATCGACGGGCATCGTGCTGCATCCTGCGGACTGGGCGGCGATCGAGCTGACCAAGGATTCGACCGGCGCCTACATCTTCGCCAATCCGCAGTCGCTGGCGCAGCCTGGCCTGTGGGGCCGTCCGGTCGTGGCGACCCAGGCGATGACCGCCGACACCTTCCTGGTGGGCGCCTTCCGCCTCGGCGCGCAGGTGTTTGACCGCCAGCAGGCGGCGGTCACGATCGCCACTGAGAACGAGGACGACTTCGTCAACAACCTGGTGACGATCCTGGCCGAAGAGCGCCTGGCGCTGGCAGTGTACCGTCCCGAGGCATTCGTCAAAGGCGACATCACGCCCTAATGGGTAGCGCGGCCCGGCTCGCTATGCGCCGGGCCCTGGAGAACACGATGAACGTCACAGTGACAGCAAAAACTGACTTCGTCCACGGCAACTGGAACCTGCAGCGCGGCCATGAAGGCGGCATGCCGCTGTCGGTCGCCAGGGATTTGCGCGCCGCTGGACTGATCCATTTCGAGGAACCTGCCGTGGAAATTCATTCAGCGCCCGATAACGCCATGCGCGCCCAGCCTGAAAATGGCGCGCCGAGCGCGCCGACAAATCAGATGGCGCCAACGCCGGCGAGTAACCCGGCGCCCGCGCCAGAGACGAAGACCAGGCGCCCGATGGAAAATAAGGTAAAGGCAAAGCCATGACGATCAAGCTGCTGGCGGGTTACCGCAAATTTGCCTCGAATACCATCGTCACGCTGGCGTCGGCCACCGAGACGGCACTGGTGGCCGGCGGCAACGCCACGACCGACCTGTCCGGCGGCGTGCCTTTCAACTACCAGCCGCCTGCGCCCGCGCTGATCACGCCTAAGCTGGTCATCGGCCGCGACGGTGTGGCGATCGGCCTGGCCGACAGTACCGGCAAGATCGTGAGCGCATTCGCTGGCATCGCGGCGCCTGGCGCGCCGACGGGCCTTGCCTTGACGGCCATCGCCGGCGGCGTGCTGGCGACGTTCACGGCGCCGGCCAGTGCGGGCGGTACGCCGATCATCGGCTACGAGGTGACGCTGTCCACCGGCCAGGTGCAGATGGGCGAGACCACCACGGTGGCGGTCAACGCGCCCGCCGGCACCGCTGTGACGGCCACCGTCAAGACCATCAATGGCTTCGACAAGAGCGTGGCGAGCGCGGTCTCGAATAGCGCCACGCCGACGGGCGTCATCGTCCCGACGGTGCCCGGCGCGCCGACGATCAGCTCGGTCAGCGGCGGCAACGCCACGGTGACGGCGGCCTACGCCGCAGGCAGCACTGGCAACAGCCCTATCACCAGCTATGATGCGTTCCTGTATGCCGCCGGCAGCCAGGTGGCGGCCCTGACCAACGTACCCAACCCCGTGGTGTTCACGGTGGCGCAGGGCGTTGCCAACGGCACGGCCTACACGGTCAAGGTGCGCGCGCGTAACGCCATCGGCACGGGCGCCCTGTCGGCTGCATCGAGTGCCGTCACGCCAACGTCCGGCCCGGTCACGCTCTATTCTGAGTACACGGCGGGGCTGCTGTACGGCGACACGAACAACGTGGCTACCACCGACACACAATACCCGCTGCTCTATACCGGGTCACCCATCAAAATCGACTCTCGCCGCACTAAAATCCGCGTTCAGAATACATCCGCAGGCATGATCGATTACGCTCTGCGCGCTGCGGCGAACATCAACTACGATACGCCGAATAGTTGGTCGCAAATCGCAGCCGGACAAGAACTTATCGTCACTGGAGCGGACGCGTCCACGAATCAGGTAAATCTGCGCGAGCACCCCTATGACATCACGGCTATCACCAGCAACGGAACGACAGTTACAGTGACCTGCCCAGGCCATCCACATACCGAAGGCAGCGTGGCAGCAATCGCCAACGTGGTGCCGGCGGGCTACAACGGAGGCTTCTCGCCAGTGCATGTGATTGACGCAAACACCTTCTCTTACCAGTTGACGGCCACCCTTGGCGCGGCCACGACACTTGGCGTCACCTATGCCACCGGACTGCTGATCCCCATCAAACTGGAGACCACGAAATGACCATCGCAACACAGGCTATCGCGGCCTCGAACTATCCAAGTAAGTTCTCGGTGGCCAACGTCACCGAGGCAGCCACCGCGCACACTATCATTGGCATATCCCCCGATGCTGCAACTGTCTACGCCTCCAACGGGGGTGCCCTGGAGGTGTCGACCGACAGCGGTGCAACCTTCACGACTGCGCACACATTTACTGCGACAGTATCGGGCATCGTCACCTTCGCCGACGGCGAGGCCGGTGTGGCTACCAAGCAGGGCGGCGCCGGCTACCAGATATGGCGATCGACTGGCTGGGCCACCAATAAGGCTACAGCTACGTGGACCGTTGTGTTGGATGGTTCTACGCACCTGAATGCGGAGGTCGCCAGCGCCTTCAGCTGGCGCCAAGCGAACGTCGGCACCAACGGCGTCGTTGTGGTCAACGAGTACGGCGCGCAGACGATCGGCGGGGGCGATTCGCGGGATGCCAATGCTGCGCGGCGTGCGTACATCTCTACCAACCACGGCGCAACCTGGACGCAGATCTTCGATATCTACACCGACGGCAACGTGCAGCAACCGGCCAACTGCCACCTGCACTCGATTGCATACGATGAGCCAAACGACCGCGTCCTGTTGACCTTCGGCGACAGCACGGGAGACGGGAACGCCGTCGCCGGTTCAGGCAACATGCAATTCGCCTACAGCGATTTGCGCGGCGCGGCCGGAAGCTGGCATTTCTTCCCCGCCAGCCAGCTGGGGGTGGATTATCAAGGCAATTTTAATCAGGGCAGCGCCAGTCCGCAGTTCGTCACGATCCATGTGACTCCTGACTCGATCGTCCTGATGCCCGACGGTCGGCCCTACGGCGTTTTCGTATTCCCGAAGACGGGCTACCGGACTTACGGTAGCCCCTATTTGGTAGCGATGCTTAACGCGGGTGCCCCCTCTAATCTCATTGGTCAGCGCGTTACACAAAACTTTGGCTCCACATCTGTCTCGCCGAAGCCTATGTTCTACGGGTACAACGAGAGCGATGGCGCGGTGGCGCGCCTCGTGATGTCCCATGACAATGGCTTGAACAACTACGAAGTATGGCGCAGTGCGCGAGTATTCAGCGGGGGTACTGGTATTAGCGTGTTTGGCCCAACCACCACAGGCAAGCTGGTGGGCAATTCAGGCTATTCCACGCTCAAGCTGTGGCGCGCCGATTTGGTAAGTCCGGCCTAAACCATGACCCAGATCCTCATCACGCCGCCGGCCGAGCTCGCGGTCGACCTGGTCACGGCCAAAGCGAACTTGCACATCGATGGCGACGACATGGACCCGCTGGTCACGTCCTGGATCAAGGGCGTGACATCGACGATGGAAGGAGAAATCGGCCAGTGCATGGTGACCCAGGAATGGGACGTCATTGTGGACCGCTTCGCGGACTGCATTGCGCTGCCGCACCCGGCCAACGACGTCGTTTCGGTCAGCTATATCGACCAGGCCGGCGTCAAGCAGGATCTGGCGCCGGCGCTGTGCCGGATCGTCCGCAAGCGGTACGAGAGCACCCTGGTCCCGGCGCGCGGCGCGCGCTGGCCGGTGACGGCATGCGGCGATGCCGAAGTCACCATCCGGGTCAGCTGCGGCTATGGTCCCGACGATGCGACCACGCCGGCGGCGCTCAAACTGTACATCATCAGCAAACTGGTCGAGCAGTACGATCCCGTGTCAGCGACGATGCGAGACGTGACGACGGACACTGCGCAGTCGAAGTACCTGGAAAAGATGCTGGATCAATTCCGGAGCTACACGTGAGCGCGCTGAAGTACAACAGCCGGATCCGGATCGAGCGCAAGACAGGCAGCCGAGATCCCGTCTACAACACGCCGCTGCCCGACGGCTGGGAGCTCTTCGCCGAGGTATGGGCCGAGGTGCAAGACGTTATGCCGAGCCGTTCCGAAGCCGTGAAGAATGGCCTGAAGCTTGCCACCGACTCGGCGCGCGTGCGCATGCGCTACCTGACCGGCGTGACGTCGGACATGCGAATTGTCGAGAAAAACAACCGGAAGCGCGTGTTGAAAATCGTGGGTGGCCCGGCGGCCATCACTGGCATGCGTGAGCTGGAGATGCTGGTGGAAGGATATTCATCGTGAGCGGCGACGTGATGATCAAGGGCGGTGCAGAGTTGGCCGCGTTCCTGCAGGGCCTACCCGTCAAGATGGAAAAGAACATCATGCGCGCTGCGCTGGCCGCCGGCGCGCGCGCGATCGCCAAGGAGGTCAAGGCGCTGGCGCCGGACGCTGAGCCCAGCAGCGAGAACGCGCGGATCTATGGCGGCTACGCCGGCGCGCTGCGCGACAGCGTGCGCGTCAGCACCAGGGCCGCCGCTGGTGGCAAGATCACGGCTACGGTCAAGGTGGGCGGCGTCAACAAGAAAGGCGCGGACGTGTTTTATGTGCATTTCGTCGAATACGGTACCAGACCGCACCTGATCAAACCGAGCAAGAAGCGAATGCTCGAACTCGGCGGGAAATTTGCCAGGATCGTCAGCCATCCGGGCGCCAAACCTCACCCGTTCGTCCGCCCGGCATTCGACGCCAAGTCTCAGGCCGCCGTTGAGGCCGCTGCGGAAAAAGTCCGCTCGCGCCTGACTGCCCAGGGCATCGATGTGCCGGCCCCGGCCACCGATGAAGGACCGGTATGAGCGCGGTCTCCGTCATGGTCGCATTGCTGCAGGCGCACTCGCCGCTCCTGGCGTTTGTCGAGCCGGAGAACATCGTCGCGGGCACCGTTGCGCAAGGCGCGCGGCTGCCAGCCATCGGCGTGCGCGAGATCAGCGCCATCGAGGAGCAAACCGTCGACGGCAACGAGCCGGGCGCCCTGGTGCGCGCACGAGTGCAGGTCACCGTGCACGCCAAGTCTTACCCGGCGCAGAAGGCTCTGATCGCTGCGACCAAGCTGGGCTCGGGTGCCCATAGCGGCGTTATCGCAGGCGTCACCGTGCGTAGCGTGCTACGCGACCTGGTGGGCCCGGATCTGAGCGACGACGACGCCGAGATCTATGAGCAGTCCCGCGACTTCAAGATCGTTTTCATCGAGCCAGACTGATTCAATCCACAGCTTTTCCAGCCCGCCCGTATCGCCCTGCGCGAGCGGGCTTTTTTCATTGAAAGGTAGTAAATCATGCCCATCCAAGACGATTTCGACACAGTCGCCAGTACCGAGCTTTTCGTTTGCGTCAGCGCCCCGGCGACCAATGACGCCACCGGCTTCGCCGCGCTTACCTGGGTGAAGGTCGGCAAGATCACCCAGATTCCCAGCGTTCTGGGCCGCGAGTACAAGACGTCGACGCTGTCGACCATCGACGACGCGCAGGATCGTGAAAAGAAAGGCAGTTTCAGCCTGCCGAACGCGGACTTTGAATGCGCCTGGATCGAAGACGACGCCGGCCAGCTTATCCTCGCCGCGGCAGCCAACAATTACACCGTGCCGTCGTTCAAGGTGAAAAAGCAGAACCAATCCTTGCGCTATTTCACCGCCCAGGTCATGAAGTTCGTCGAAAACAACGGCGCCAGCAACGACGCCGTCAAAGGCGCCTTCACGCTGCTGCGCCAGACCGACACCATCGTCGCTCCCGCGGCGTAACCCTTCGGCTTCGGCCGCCCCTAGCACCGACCTGGTCCGCTTTCGCCCTTCGAGGGGCGGGCGGGCCGGGCACGGGCATTTTTATCTCCCTCGAAAAGGAAACACTCATGTTCAACATCAAAAAACTGGCCATCGCTACCTCCGCCACCATGCCCGTGCGCGACGCCGCCGGCGAACCGCAGTTCGATGACGCTGGCAACGCCGTGTCCATCACCCTGCACAGCCCCGGCACGAAGGAATACCAGAAAGCGAAGCACGCCGCCGAAGAGCGCAACAGCACGCGCGTGATTGGCCGCATGCAAGGCAAGCTGGACAATAAGCAGTCGGCGACCGACAAGGTGATCGAGCGCGCCGAATTCCTGGCTGCCTGCACGGCTTCGTTCAACAACTTCGGCGACGGCGTCTCGCGCGGCCACGAGCTGTTCAAATCCGTCTACTCCGATATCGAGCTGGGCCACATCGCCGACGATGCCGAGAAATTCCTGGGTGACCGCGGAAATTTTATCAAGACCTCGGCGACGCCCTCGCCATCTACGTCCGACATTCTGCCTGGCTAAATGCCATCCCTGAGGCGCCGCCCGGCCGCAAGGGCGTGCCGGCGCCGACCCAATCCCGCCGTGCGTTATTGATCGAGCAAGGATGGCAGGTCGAAATGCCACAGATGGCCTGTGGCGATTACCTGGTCATTTACCTGTTCGAGTTCGGTCCAACCATGCCGGCCGGCATGGGCTCAGGGCCCGTGACGTTCCAGGAAATGCGAGCCTGGCAGGAAATGTCGGGAATCGAGTTGCAGCCCTGGGAAGCTGCGCTATTGCGGCGCCTGTCCGGCGAGTATGCGGACGAGTCCCACAAGGCGGTCAAACGCGACCGGGCGCCGCCATTTGGTGATTCGCTCGTCGCCCAGCGCCTCCAGCAGGTCGAAGTTGAACAAGGCATTGATGCCTTCCTGGATGGTTGATCCGGGATACTTTATCCGCCGCCCACGGGCGGCCTTTTTATTGGTGGCCGAATGAATGCTGGAACACTCGAACTGCAGCTGATGGCGAACATCGCCCGGCTACAGCAAGACATGAATACGGCCACGCAGTTGGTGCAGTCGTCATCGGCGAAGATGGCGAGCGACCTGGGCGACATCAAAAAATCGATTGAGAGCTCGCTGGCGCCCCTGCAGAGTCTGACCGTTAAATTCGGCTCGTTGGAGTCGCAGATCGATCGTGCGCAGTCAGCCGCCATCTCGCTGGGCAAAGGCCTGCTGCTGGGCGCCGCCGCCGGCATGAGCATCGATGCGATCAAAAACAAGATCCTCGGCGTCATCGATAGCATGGCGAATTTGAAGACGCTGTCGGAGAAAACCGGCTCCAGCGTTGAGAACCTGTCGAAGCTGGCCTTCTTCGGCAAGCAGTCGGGCACTGACATCGACGCCATCACGGCCGCGCTGGGCAAAATGTCGAAGGGCATGGCCGGCGCCGATGATGAAACCAAGGGCGCTGGCGCCGCGCTGAAATACCTGGGTATCAGCGCCAAAGATGCGTCCGGTAATTTGAAAGATCCGTCGGCGATGTTCACCGAGATCGCCGGCAAGCTGGCTCTGTATAGCGACGGCGCCGGCAAGGCTGCGATCGCGCAGGCGCTGTTCGGAAAATCCGGCGCCGACATGCTGCCCACGCTGAAGCTGATCGCTGAGCAGGGCGACATCGAGGCCAAGGTCACGGATGCTCAGGCAGCGGCTGCGCGCCAATACCAGCGCGACCTGGCGAAGCTCGATGCCCAGAAAGGGCAGCTGTTCAAAACCGTCGCCGTGTCGCTGCTGCCGACGATGACTGACTTCGCGGCTGTCCTGCTCGATGCGGCCAAGAAGACGAACGTGACCAACGACGCCGTCAAGAGCCTCGCAAAGGACAATTCGATCACCGACTGGGCCGATGCCGGCGCCATGGGATTGGCGCGCCTGCTCGATGTGTTCTTGCTGATCCCGAAAACGGCAACGGCAGTCATCGGCAGTTTCAAGGCCGTCGCCGCGGACTTGACGGTGCTTCAAACGCTGTCCCCACAGGGCATCAGCGCTGCAGTATCGCAGGGCAAGAATCCTATCGCTGAATTCAAGGCGGCCCTGGACGAGCGAAACAAAGTTCTGGCCCAATCGAATGCAAATTACGATGCACTGTGGAACGCGGAAGGGAACCGTTTCGAGAAGGCCATGGCCGCCGCGATCGCAAAGCGCAAGGCTGCTACTCAGGAAGTTGCCGCCACGCCGGAACTCGCGCCTCTCAATTTCAGCACCGCGTCGTCGGCAGCGGCCGACAACGCCTATAAAGCATACCTCGCCAAGCAGGACGGCCTTTACAAGCTGGAAGAGGACGGCCTAGCCGCTCATTTGCAGGCGCTGGAATCGCAGCACGCGCGCGCGCTGATCGGTGATGTGCAGTACCTGGATCAGCGACATGCCGCCGAACAGCAGGCTGTCATTGACGAGATCGCCATTCGCCAGAAGGAGTTGGCCGCCGCCCAACAGGATCCGACGAACAACGCCAAGGATATCGAAAAATATACGGCCGAGATCAACCAGCTCAACGCCAAGCGCAAGCAGCTCGACGATGCCGATGCTGAACGCAGGGTGACGCTGGAGCACACGATTCAGCAGACGATCGAGGGTATCGACACGGAGGCGATGAAAAAGCGCGGCGACCTGGTTGGCGCATTCATTGCCGACTTCTCGAAGCGCTACATGGATGTGATGATCAAGGCTCAGCTGGACGGCAACACCGAGCTGCAGGCGGCGATTGAGCAGGCATGGAAGGCGGGCCTGTCCGAGGCCAGCTTTAACCAGACCCGCGCGCAGTTCGACGCCTTGTTCTCGGGCATGAGCAATGATATCCAGCAGGTGCAGGACGTCGCCGGCGCCAACGGCGGGCTGCTGGCGCGCATCAACGCCGCCGGCGTGGCCGACTCGATCCGTGAGAAAGCGATCCCGGCGCTGCAGGACTACGTCACCCAGCTGCAGGTGCTGGCGGCCAGTTCCAACAACAGCGCGCTGGTCAAGCAGGCCAACGACATGGCGCGCGCACTGACGCAGCAGATCCAGAAGGTGCAGCCCGTCTGGAACGATATGATCAAATCGATCGACGACACCTTCGAGAGCGGCCTGGAGGCGTCGATGTCGAACGTCAGCGGCGCATGGAATTCGTTCACGACCGACCTAAAAAACAAATTCAAGAAAAATCTGATCGACGAAATCTATCAGATGTTCCTGAAGCCGTTTGTCATGCAGGTCGTGGTCAGCGGCGCCAATTCCCTCGGATTGTCTGGCTTGGCCAATGCTGCGAGCCTGGCCGGCGGAGGCGGCTCTTCAGGAACTTCTGGTGTCACGAGTCTGTTGCAAACTGGCAAGGCCGCATATGATACCTATTCGATGGCGCTGGGATCGAGCTTGGGCACTGCGGTGGCTGGCTTCGGCAACCTGATCGGCTCCTCTGCCATTTCCGCCTTCGGCTCCGGAATGGGGTTGACAGCATCGCAGGCCGCGGCCGCCGCGCAAGCGTATTCGGCAGCTGGTGCGACCGAAACCGCTTCCGCCCTGACTGCCGGATCCTCCGCCGGCGCCGCGCTAGGCGCAGCTGGCTCAATCGGTGCCGGCGTGCTGGGCGGCGTGTACGGCGGACGCGCTATCTCAGGTGAATACGGAAGCAACGGCACGGTGAACACCGGCGTTGCAGCTGGCGCCGCAATCGGCACAGTGATCCTGCCAGTTCTCGGTACGGCTGTCGGGGCCCTGATCGGCGGCTTGGTCGGCGGCCTCGCCAACCGCGCGTTCGGCATGGGCAATAAAGAGGTCACGTCGCAAAGCATCCAGGGCGCGCTGAATGGCAACGCCGCCTTCACCGGAAATAATGTAGCGACCTGGCACCAGGACGGCGGCTGGTTCCGCAGTGACAAAAATGGCACGGATACTTCGCCAGTCGATGACACCACGGCAAAAGCATTTACGGACTCCTATGCGTCGATCCGGGCGATTAGCGGCGCATTGGCCACCACATTGGGTGTGGACGCGAGCAGTCTGGCGACACGGTCTCAAGCCCTCAACATCACCATCACCGGCGACGCCACCAAAGACCAGCAGGCCGTTGCGGACTTCTTTAGCGGCGTTGCCGATACGATTGCGGTCGAGCTCGTACCAAACCTGGCCAGCTTTCAGGCGACGGGCGAAACGCTGAGCGCAACGCTGCAGCGGGTCAGCACCGATTACGCTGGCGTTGACCTGGTGCTCAAGACGCTCGGGGCGACCGCGCAGTCAGCGTTTGGCGCTACAGGTACGGCGGCCATCGGTTTTTCGGAAGGCCTGATCAAGGCGGCCGGCTCGCTCGACAGCCTGACCAGCGGCACGACCTATTTTGCCGAAAACTTCCTGACGCCGGCGCAGCAGATCGCGCCGATCGTCGATGACGTCAAGGCGTCGCTGGCATCCCTCGGCATGGCTGGCGTGAACACGACGCAGGAATATGCTGACGCCGTGCTGAAATTGACGCAGTCGGGAGCGCTGGCCACCGCCGCCGGCCAGGCACAATATGCGGCGCTACTCGCGCTGGCGCCGCAGTTCAAGCAGGCCGCCGACTACACGGATGGATTAACCAATGCCCTGGGAGGGCTGGTGTCAGTGACGAGGTCGGCTAGCGACGTGGCGAGCGAGCATGCGGACCTCCAGAATCAGCTCAACAAGTTGACGCTGACGGCGGCCCAGCTAACTGCGCTGCAGCGCGATGCTATCGACGACAGCAATAAGGCGCTGTTCGACCAGGTGCAGGCCGAACAGGCGAAACAGGACGCATCTGCGGCGGCTGCAGCGGCCGCCACTGCCGCAGCCGATGACCAAGCCAAGATCCTCGACCAGCAGGCGCAACTCTATGCGGCCACGGGCGATGCGGCCGGCGCCGCCGCAGTGTTGGAGCAGCAGCACGAGGCAGCGCTGGTCGGCCTGTCGCCGGCGCTGGCGGCAGCCACGCAAGCTACCTGGGACGCGCAAGCTGCAGCGACAGCAAAGGCCGCATCCGATAAGGCGGCTGCGGACGCCCTTGCGACGTCCAACAGCTTGCTCGACATCCAGGCGCAGATTTACCAGGTGACCGGCGATAAAGCCGGCGCGGCCGCCGTGCTCGAGCAGCAGCACATCGCCGCCTTGGCCGCGATGGATCCGGCGCTACGCGGCGCTACGGAGCAGCTGTACGCGGTGCAGGCGGCGGCAGCAAGCCAGCAGGCGGCCGCCGATGCGCTTAGTGGTTTCGCGCAGGGCATCCAGGCTACCGTCGACGCGGCCAAGTCGGCCATCGACACCTTCAAGAAGTTCAAGGACAGCCTGTACGTGGGCGATCAGTCGCCGCTGTCGAAGCAGGATCAGTACACCGTGGCCAAGGCGCAGTTCGAAGCTGCCGGGCCCAATGACCTGCAGGCGGCGGCCACTACCTTCCTGACAGCAGCCAAGGCGACCGACTCGGTCATCCAGTACGCGAAAGATTTCTCTGCCGTGCAGGCCGCGCTCGACAGCGCGATCAAAGGCAAGCAGGGCACGATAGCTGGCGCCGGCAACGTGGCGCAGTCGTTCGCCCAGGCCCTGGCCGGCGCCGGCATCGGCGCGCACGCCAACGGCGGCATCGCCAGCGGCTTGTCGCTGGTCGGCGAGCGCGGCCCTGAGCTGGTGGACTTTCAGCAACCGGCACGCGTGTACACCGCCAGCCAGACGTCGGGCATGCTCGGCAGCAGCCAGGCGTTGGTCGATCGGCTTGACACGCTGATCGAGCAAAGCGGCCTGATGCACGACGAAAGCAAAAAGACCGCGAAGGCTTCGCAAAGCACCGCCGATACTCTCCAACGCGCGACGAAGGGCGGTACTGCGCTCTACACGGTTCCCGCATAAATAAGGCCAGAAGATGACGATGAACGTAATCCCGCCCATGGCGGGTGCATGGGCGATCACGCCGGCGCAGCTGACCAGCAGCACGGCAGCAGAGCCGGGCCCAGGCGAAGAGGCCTGGGTTTCGACCACGAACTACCCGAAGGATCATGTGGTCATCCGCGCGACGACGCACCGGCAATACATGAACCTTATCGCCGGCCAGGATGCCACCCTGCCCGAGAACGCGCCGACGCGCTGGAAGGACATCGGTGCGACGAACCGCTGGGCGATGTTCGACATGATGCGCAACACGCCTACCGTGCTGGCATCGCCACTGACCTGGGTTATCACCCCAGGCCAGCGCGTCGATTCCCTGGCACTGATCGGCTTGAAAGGTGTGACCAACGCGCAGGTCAGCGTCACGACCAATGGCAACACCGTGTACAACATCACGCGAAATCTGACCAAACGGATCGTCTCAAACTGGTACGACTATACATTCGCTCCATTTACAACATTGCCCAACGTGGTGCTCCTGGACCTCCCGCCATTCATAAACGCCATCATCACGATCACGCTGTCCGGCGCCGGGACTGTGTCCTGCTCGGGATGCATCGCGAACTTTAAGCAATTTATCGGCACCGTGGATCGTAACTCTGCCGAGTCGGACTTGGCGAATTATTCGACGGTCGACCGCGATGCAGATGGCAACGCCACCTTCGAGCCCACGCGCAGCATCCCGGTCACCAACCTGACCATGTACCTCGATAAGGCGCTCGTCAAGCGTGCCTACGACCTTCGCGACCTACTCAATGGCGCCGCCGCAGTGTGGGTGACCGGAATGGACGACACGGATAGTTTTTTTTACATGCTTTTCCGGCGCGGTTTCTACCGCAAATTCATCATCGATGTTGACGACCCAACCCGGGCCAAGATCACACTTCAACTGGAGGAAATTTAAACCATGGCCGTCATCCCACCCCCAAGCGTCGACGCGCTTCCGCCCACACCCAGTTCTACCGCGCCAACGACATTCGCCGCGCTGGCAGATGCATTTTTCGTCGCGCTTGCGCCTTTCCGGACGCAGTTGATTGCCCTCGTCGCCAACGCTTTTAGCAACGCGACCGACGCGGCGAGCTCGGCGAGCTCGGCGGTCGCCGCGCAGTCCGCCGCTGGCGCATCCGCCACGAACGCCGCGACCAGTGCCGCACAGGCCGCGAGCGCGACCAATACGCCAGCCTTTGTCAGCGGGCAGATGTACGCTCAATATGCCGCGGCCCTGGGGCTCGACTTTCGGGTCTACCGCCGCAGAGCGGCCGGCGCGAGCACGGTTGATCCCTCAGCTGATCCGACAAATTGGGCCTCGCCGTTGCCGCCAGTGGCGCCCTACATCCACGTGCGCGAGACGCAGCCCAGCGGCACGGCCTCGTCGATCGGAACCGTAGGTGCGGACACCTTCTTTGCGCGCCTATTCAACGGGAGCATCGGCGGCGTAACCATTCCGGGCGCTGGGATTTCCGGAAATGGCATCAGCCTACCAGCCGGAATGTACGAGTTTGAAGGCGAGGCTTGTTTCGTGGCGCAGGGGTCTGGCACTCCGCCAACCAGCAAGCTCGCGCTCTACAACTTTACCGACGCGGCGGATATCGTGATCGGGCTGAATACCACCGCTGCTGTCGGCGCAAATACCAACGTGTCAGTGCGGGGCCGGTTCACCCTCACTGCCACCAAGGTCATTGGTCTTCGCCAGTTCTTCAAAGCCAGCAGCGGTGGCGGCGGCCTGCCGATGAGCAACGGGCAGGTTGAGGTCTACTCATCCCTCAAAATCGAAATGATCGGATAAGCCATGATTTACGTCACTTACGACCCGGCGACTCGCAAGCTCACCGGCGGCTTTTGGCAGGAGCTCCTGCCCACAGACGGCCTCTACATCGAGGTCACCGAAGACGTGCAGGCGAATTGGGAAAATTACGATCCCAACGACGATTTCACGGGCGTGGTGCTGCGCCCCCCGTACGTCCCACCTCCGCCCACTTTCGAGCAGGTCGCCGCCGCGCTGCAGTCTGGCGTGCAGCAGCACCTGGACACCACGGCGCAGTCCTTCGGCTACGACGACCTGCTGGCCGCCGCCTCCTACGCCGATGAGCCGGCCGACGCCGTCTTCGAGGCCGAGGGCAAGGCGCTGCGCGCGTGGCGCTCGCTGGCTTGGCGCGGCTGCTACACCATGTTTGCCGAGGCCGCCGCCGGCACGATCCCGGTGCCGACGCTGGATCAGGTGATCGCGGCACTGCCGCCGGCGCCCGTGCAGGCCGAGGTGCGCGCCGCAGTCGCCGCCCAGGGCGCGCCCGCGTGAAGCGCTTGGGCCTGCTGGCCATCTGGCTCGCCTGCGTCGCCGGCGCCGCGCTGATCCTCTGGCGCATGGCGTCCTCGATCATCACCAATCCCGACAAGGCCTTCGATATCGCAGTGGCGGTGGACCGTGCCGGCAACGCCGCGGCGAATGGCGCCAACACCGAGACGATCAGCAGCCGCGCCAACCGGGCGCGCGCCCAGGGCCGGCGTTGGGGCTGCATCCTCTGCCGCTTCCTCGACTGGATCCGCTCCAACCACTGCGCCGACTCGGCCGGCACCTGACACCCACCCAACCCGCTTCGGCGGGTTTTTTATTGAAAGGGCCAGCATGCCCATCGAACCAACCAGCGACGGCGTGGCCGGCATCCGCTATGCCCCGCTGATCTTTGCGTTTCTCGGCGCCGCCGTGTCGCTCAGCTATGCCCAGGAGATGACGCGGACCAAGGCGCTGACCGCGATCCTCGTCGGCACCGTTACATCGGTCGCATCGACGCCCCTGGTGCTGCACTACCTGGGCCTGCCCGACAGCCTGGAGCGCGCGGTGTCCTTCCTGGTCGGCCTGTCCGCCATGCGCGCGGTACCGGTCATTTTTTCACTCATCGACCGTGTGCGCGACATTAAGTTGCCATGGCTGTCGGATCCCAAGGAGTAACGCATGGCGATCACTTCCATCATGCAGGGCCTGGCCTGCCTGTACGTCTTCTACGTCAGCACCATGGCGCTCAACAAAATGACCAAGGATACGCCGCACACGGTCCGCTATGCCCACATCGCGCTGGTGGCCGGCAGCGCCGCCGGTGGCGCCTCGTGCCTCGCTGCCCGCGATATTTTTGAATGTCTCTTCGCTGTGGGCATTGCCCTTTACGTCGCCGGCAACCGCCGCATAGGAGACAAAACATGACCCTCGACCAGCTCATCAAAATCATGCCTCTGGCCCGCCAACGTGCGGGTCTTTTTTTGCCCGGACTGAACGCGGCCATGGCCGAATTCCAGATCGACACGCCACAGCGCCAAGCCGCATTCCTGGCCCAGGTGGCGGAGGAATCCGGCCAGCTGCTGTATGTGCGCGAGCTGGCCAGCGGGGCCGCCTACGAGGGCCGCGCCGACCTGGGCAACATCTATGTAGGCGACGGCCCGCGCTTCAAGGGGCGCGGCCTGCTGCAGATCACGGGCCGCGCAAACTACCTGCTGTGCGGCCGTGGCCTGGGCCTGGATATTCAGGCGCATCCCGAGCTGCTGGAGCAGCCTGACAACGCGTGTCGCTCGGCCGGCTGGTTCTGGCAAGCGCACGGCCTGAACTACCTGGCCGACTGCGGCGACCAGACGAAAGTGACGCGGCGCGTGAACGGCGGGACGAATGGTCTGCTGGAGCGTCTGGCGTACTTCGAGACGGCCGCGCGGGTGCTGGCGTGAGCGCGCTGACCGCGTTCTTCGCGCCGTACCGGCTCGGTATAGAGATCGGCGTCATCAGCGCGTTGCTGGCGGGCTCGACCTTCGGCGTGCATGAATTCCTTGAGCACGAGCGAGATATCGGCCGGGCAGAAGTGCAGGCGCGTTGGGACAAACAGAAGGCCGAAGACGCGGTACTGAGAGCGCAGCGCGAAACCGAACTTAAAAACCAAGTCGCCACAGCTGTGGCAGAAGGGCAGACCCGTGAAAACCTCATCCGCACTCTGGCTGCTGGCAGCAGCAGCGCTTCTAACAGCCTGCGCAGCACCCTTGCCACCATCAGCAGCAGCGTGCCCAGCGCTACCGTCGATGCCCTCCGTCTCTCAACCACTACCCTCGCAAGCGTACTCGGAGACTGCCAGGGGCGATATCGAGACTTGGCAGAAAAGGCTGACCACCATGCCAGCGACGTCAAAACACTGACGCAGGCCTGGCCGGTCTCGCCCGCAGCAGTTCCTCAGCCTTGATATAAGTTTGCCTCGGCAGTGCCAATTTGTCAGCAACCACCTTTTGAGCGGCTATAATGAAATTCTATAAAGGGTTTCT